AGTTAGGTGCTTCTAAACTAGAAACAAAGTAATTGATTGTTACTACATTACCATTGCTCACAGCAGTTCCAAGAACTCCATTACCAAAAGTGATCTCATAAAGACCATCATCAATTTCTTTTAAGAAATATACTTTTGTGGTTTCAGTGACTGCAGTTAAATCTTCTGCTCTTGTATATGTTTCATATATGTCTGTGGTTGAAGATTCTTGAACTTGGATAGACAAAGTAGAAATATCAATATTTGCATTTGGTATAATATAACGAACACCAGTTGCCACAGTATATTTAAATGATAGCGGAGTACCTTCAACAAGTGTTAAGTTAGAAAATGTGTAATTACCAGCAGTGCTTCTTGCAGTAGTTACATCTTCTAAATTATAGAAAACATAAGACACACCATCAATAGCAGTTAAGAATGGTTGTTGCGCATTTAGTGTTGCAACAGTTGGGCTAGAAGTTGGAGCAGTAATACTCACATTAACAATGGCTCTTGCGCACACGGCAGATCTTGGAGTATATCCAAGCATCTTTGAAAGAGAAACCACAGATGATCTTTTACTCGCAGAATCAAGGAACATCTCATTAACAGCAAGGTTGGTATAAACACCATTATAGTGAGTGTTGTATGCCAGTAAATCTAAGAGAACAGAAAGACCAGATCCCTCAAAGTCGTAGTCAGAAAATTCAGACTGTGCCTTCAGGAATGTTTTAAGATTAGTTTTAATGGTATCAAAGTCTAACTCTGATACCTTCATTCTTTTACTGTTTGTTGTGATTGCCATTTATCGTGTTCTCTCTAACGCTAATTCGAGAGTTATTGGTCTCTCGGTGTTTACTATTGTAAATTCTAAAGTTACATAAACTTCGTTTGCATCGGAATAATCGTCCACTCTAACATCAATAATATTAACTCTAGGTTCAAAGTTATTAATCACATCGATGACTGCTCGCTGAAGCATAACATTAAACATTGGTCCAGGTAGATCGAATAGTAACTGTCTAATTGGAGAACCAATTTCACTATGGAATGGTCTCTCAAAGTTTCGGGTCAATAACAAATTCTTGACGGACTGTTTGATAGCGTTGTCGTCATATCTGCGAGTTATATCCTTCGTCACTGGATGCTTAGTGAAGTTTAGGTCTAAATCCGAGAATATTCTTGTGTTTCGTGCCATATCGTTTATTTAGGTTATTCTATGAAAGTGTTAAACCCAGTACCGCCAACTTTGTCTCCGTCAGCCACTGGATCTCCATATCTTGCTACCTTTTTACCCTCAAAGAAAGTTTTAGAAGAACCATCTATAATTTCTCGTTGCGCACCTGTATGTGTTGTTCCACCAATACTATGAGGTTCATATTGGTCACCAACTAATGCTATTCTCATTCCTTGTACAAAAGTTTTAACTGCTTGATTTCTGTAAGTTAAAGGAGTTGCTGGTCCATCTATACCCTGCGATAAATCTCCCTCTTTAGCAAATCCACCCATTATGCAGCTTTCGGAGGAATAGTTTCTAACAATACGAATCCTGAAGGAATACCCTTAGAATCTCGTTTATAAACTTTATCATTTACCATAGTAAATGCTTGTTTTCTTGGACCTTTAGTCTTAAATGATACATGAATCCAGCAAGAATCTGGGAAACGATACTCAAGAATCATCTGGTCATATGGAAGAGCCTTTTCAAGCTGTTGAATAAACTCATATGTTTTAGTATATTTGTCTGGAAGCATAATACCGATATCCAATGCTTGTCCTTTGCAGTGGTCTGATGTCGGTGACTCATTGGCAACAACACCCTTTAGACGATAACCTGAGTTAATCTTCCATTGTTTCTTATATCCACCAATGCCACCAGGAAGAACATTTACAGCAGGTTCAAGAAGATTCTGACATGTTAAAGCAAGATTACATACAATTTCTTGAGCAGTGTATAATCTTTCAGGTGCATCCTTACTATCTTTAAGCATCTGATCAACAAGTTTGTGTTTACCACCAACACCACCATCTATCAACATACCAAGAGTAAAGTTTTGTGACATTCTAAAGTCATTAGTAAACTCTTTAGATGCGTAAATAATATCACAACTTACTGGAACTGTTATGTTTGAACCACCTGATGGTTTAGGTGCTTCTTCTGTTGCCACTGGTGGTGGTGCACCCACAACACCTTCTTTTCTACTAGTTTCTGCAGATGCAGCACGACCCTCTGGTGTGTCAAAGTCATCTGGAGTTTCAGCAACAGTTTTTTCTTCGAACTGTCTTTCTGGTGGAATAGAATATGGTACAACTGGGGATATTGGATTACCCACTGGTGGAGGAGTCAATGCTACTTCAGGTGTTACAATAGTTTCGCTACCTGCAGCACCATTACCAAATTGACCTTCAGCGTAATCAGCAGATAGTGTTCCACCTGCAAGGATGTCCATACTACCACTTGATTCTAGATTTACCGTAGCACCAAGTAGATTAAACCCTTGATCTGCAGCAACTGAAACTGCAGAACCATTAACAGCATAATTAGTGTCTGCTCTTTGATTAATATTTGCAGCTTGAACATCAAAATCACCAACTGCTTTGATAAGGATATCACCACCTGCAGACATGTAGATATCATTGGCAACTCCGATGTCTAGATTCTGCCCGACTTTAAGAGTTGCATTCTGTTCAACTTGAATGTTGGCATCTGTTCGAGCATAGATGTTTGCATTACCAGTCACAGTAATGTTTAACTCACCAGCCACTGACATACAACCATTCTTTTCCATGACAACAAAGTTATCACCGATAATGTAATTAACTTGTGTTCCGTTCGGATCAATTTCGCTGAATGTTCCAGATCTATGATAAGTGTTTATTCTTTCATATCCTGGAGTGTCATCAAATTCTTGTAGGTGACCAGATTCTGTTTCAAACACTTTATTAAATGGATACTTTGCTCCATATGGTGCTTCTGGTTGATCCCATGTTCCGTTGTCATTTGCTTTTGGTACACCCAACTTACGAATGGCATCTCTCTTTTTAATAACTGTACCTTCAATGACACCACGAGCCAAACGATTAGTATCTGGCTCACCAATGTATTCTTTTAAAGGGTACTTGTTATTTGGATCTCTAAAACCAGTTGTACCAGAACCACTGCTGATAGACTCAGGAGATGGTTGTGGTGTAGTAACAACACCTACTGGTGGTTGATCTGGAATCGGTGGATTTGCATCTTTTTCTGGAGCACCAACATCAGGCGACTGTCCGTAGAAATATTCGTAGTATGATTTCTTTTTTGCAGCAATGTCAGGTGAGTTTACACCAACTGCTTGTTTTGCTGCAAGGAAGTATGCAGGATGGGCATTGGTGTTAACACCCTTTGGCACTCTGTCTTTAATATACAATGCAGCGACTAATGCTGATACATTAATGTCAGCATCAAGTGAATCTGGATTATTGACAATGTCGAGATTTAAACCCATATCATTAGCAAGTTTCTGGTATCTTATGTAGTTTGATCTTCCAGTTAGCTGAATAAATCCACGACCATAATACTTTCCACCATCAGCATCTGTTTGATTACCAAGGAATCCTTTTCCTCGTTTTGTTGGACCATATGCCCATGAGAAAAATTGTTCTCTGGTTAATCCTCGTTTTTGAGCATTGGCAAATTGCGCAATGTCTTCTGGAGTGGCAAATGAGTAAATAGTTTTAAGACGAGCCTCAGAATAGTTGTATGATTCCAACTGAGGAATCCAAGTGCTCTCACCACCAGCGATACCAAGCAAAGCACACTTCTGTTCTTTAGTAGTTAATCCAACTTTGTCACAAGCTGCAATTAATGCTTTAATACCTTCTGATGATTTGTTTGGATTGCTAGAAGATTTAGCTGGAGGGATAGTTGGGATTGATACATTACTTGCTGTGGCTTTTACAGGATTTGCACTAGTGCCTGTGACTACTGGAGTTCCATCGCTGGTAACAAGATTAGTAACTTTACTTTCTGCAACTGCAGCAAGGTTTGTTGGTGCAGCTTGAAACTTTACAATATTTTCTTGATAGTTTACAACTGCATTACTAACTGTGATCCTAGTTCCACTATCAATAGAAACAATAAAGGTATCAGCTGGAAGACCAAATGCCAATACTTTCATATTGGCTCTTAAATCTTTGGTTAAAGTAGTTGATCCAGTATCTTTATCGTAGAAAGTTAATTGTGTTCCATTTGTTGGACCAGGAATAGTTCTTAGTTCTAGGTTTTCAATTTTACCACCAGAACCAATAGGTGCGTCATCATCTTGATCAATAGGTGCTGGCGCAGAAGGAATACCACCAACAGTACCAATCATAATTGGTTGTTGATTGTCGCCATCAGCAAAGATAATAATTACGGAAGTGCCTTCAACTGGACCAATCGGAGAAGATCCAATACCATTCATTGCAGCAGATGTAACTGACTGCATTGGGTGCGCCCATGGTAAATCTGAAGTAGGAAGCTGTGACTTATCGTGAGTGTGTAATCCAACTACTCGGACTTGACAACGACCAAGTTTTAATGGATCACTTCTGTTTTCTACGACACCATAGTAAAAATTCATTATTTGTTCCTATTCATATCCATCTGAGATGATTCTTTAATTAGTTCCATATGACATTCGTGTTTTGCTTTATCGATATAATGATTGATAGCTGCAATAATGTAATAACCAGAAAACATTTTGTCTGTGGTATCTTTATCATTCTTAGATATTGGTTCTATCTTATTTAACACCACACCAACCTTCTGCCCAACTGTGTAATCTGTTCTTCCTGGAACTGTAATATTTAATTTATTGGCTTCTGCCATTTTCATTAAAGATACTCGTTCTTGAAATGTCTTTGAATTAGTGACATCTCCAAAACCATTAAAATTGCCAAAGTCTTTAGGGAAGTTGATGAGAGTTGAATTTGATCTAAAGATAGCTTTATCAGAATTGATTGGGTATTTGTTTAGATGTTTTTGTTGTTCAAATCGTTGGAACATATTGTAGTTCTTAACTGAATATGTTTTCTTAGTAACATCATAAGAAATCTGTTTTGATGAAAGCATACCGCTACTAATTCTATCCATGTAATCAAAACCAACAGGAATGCTAATGTTTGAGATTCGTTTATAATCTTCATTCACATTTCGAATATCACCACCACCTGGTAATTTATCACGAGTGTATTTGTCGTAAGTAAACTCTTGGTACATTGCATTCTGATATAGAGTTTCTAAACTAATAAAATAGA